CTTTCACTATATCCTACTTCGATGCCGTTTGCTTTTACGATTAAGGTTTCGGTAGCGGTACCTTCCACATAACTCATATTCGCGCCGGTTAGTAATACGGTGTCACCAGAAACAGTTAATATTTCCGTAGCATTTAGTAAGTCTAATTGCGGCAAATTATCAGGGATGCCATCATCGGTGGTATCTGTAGGAATTACGGACAATCTATTATCATCAGGCAGACCAGCGTTGGGTAAATTTTGTTCAACCAATTCTTGACCCAAGACATTATAATCACGGTTCTCTGTAAATATGGCATTCCCTGTGGCGTTGGTGTTCGCAGCCAAGACCACAATATTATCATCGTTAGAACTTAATGTGTCGAAGTTTATAACAGATGCGGTAGTATTTGAGTTTCTAAATTTAGTTGTTTCTGACTGTGCAGACATGCGCTTGGTGCGCCAGTTTACTGACCAACCAGATAAAATACTTGCAGTGAATTGTGCTTCTACACGAATCATGAAAAGTGAATCCGTGTAATCTGCTTCGGTTGTCCACTCATCTAATATGGGACTTCCAGCAGCAGCAGAAGCCGAAAACCACAAATCAACTACTGGTGTGGATGCTGTTGAGGCTTGTGTTAACGCAGCGGTAATTGCGATTGTTTCTGTAGAACTAAAGAAACATCTTATTTCTGATATCGGTCTGCCAGCATTTGCAAATTCTTCTACCATCACATTATAAAAATCGGCGCTACACAATAATGGTTCAATCATGTTCGTCAATACTTCATCAGGATTTAAGAACGTGTTTGTTGTTGCTAGTGCACCATCTAATGGCGCTTTCTCTGTCCAATACAAGGCAAGGTCTTCGCCAAAAATTTTTACATCTTCGTAATATTCTTTGGGGTCGTGCCACGAGATATACTTAGAGTCGCCAGAAAATGTTCTATTGACAGAACGCAATTTAAGAATAGATGGGTCTTTAAGCATGAATGAATTATAGTCACGACCATTTACCATTCTATCTTGTGTGTAATAAACGCCCGGCGCTACGCGGCGAATATGTTCAATATCTTCCGATACTGAACTGTTTTGTAAAGAACTAATCAACGAGAATGTGAAAGTAATCGTTTGTACTGTGTTGGTTAAGTCGAGGTAGGTGAACGTAGCTGGCTTATCAATGATAGACGTTTTCTGAATCAACGTATCGCTATTAGCAGACACACGATACCACGCATCAAAGGCACCAGACGGGATTTCGGAAAATTCACCATCACCAAAGATTACTTTAATTTGGTCATTGTCCATCGCTTCGAGTTCAAATTTTTGACGGTTCAAGTCGGTATTGAAAATAATATTTTGACCGTTTGCTAAATCTACTTCAAACCATTCACCATAACGCGTTGCGCCGTCAGAAAGGTGAGGAAGAATCTCAGCAACGGGGTCGGTGATTAGTATTTCGCGGGTTGATGCATTAACATTATTAAACCATACATCCGTTTCATTAATATTATTAACCTCAATATCCAGTGTTTGATTCGGTGTAATTCCATCAAAGTTGTGTTCATCTACCGATAAGGTTCCTTGTTTTGTAAAACAGAAGAACCCAGTTGTATCGGAGCCGTCACCAAGACCATCAGAACCATACAATAGTGAAAACTTTGCATTACGTTCGGGGCGCTTTTCGATTGGTGAGTCTTCATTAAGTTCTACTGGTACCAATTCCATAGGGAACGCTTGACCAGCAGAAGTTGACGAATAATTAAATGTGGTAATTCCACTCGAATTTAAAGGTTGATTATTCCAAGTATAAAGTTCAAATAATACATCTTCAATCTGTACACGTTCATTTGGACCAACACTACCAAAGTCTTGCGATAAGACACGATTCATTACTAATAGAAACTGTTCTTTCCAATCGTCATTGTTTAGGTCATTCCATACGATATTTCTACCTGAAAGGTTTCGTCCTTGGGAATCAATAACTTGCTCTGTTGTTTGAATTGACGATATCTTAACCAAACCACGGGCGGGTAAGTTTCTTGAAGCTTTATATGATATCAATTTTGCAAGACGAAGAATTGACTCTTTACGTTCAGCGGTGGTGATAAAGTTTTCGTGGGCGTTTAAATCTATGCGGTATGCAAGCAATTCGCCAACGTAGGCAAATATTTCAAGAATAGCGATGAATTCACTGGATTCTATATAGTCATTGAAATCTTCAGGAAAATATAGTTTTACATAATCAAGTAAGCTTTCTTTTATTGTACTATAGTCAAAGGAATTGAAATTAACTTGCGTAAACGCTTCGTGAATAATTTCCCATGCTTCAGCTCTTGCTATCTGGTTTGCCATATTAATCCTCAAATTTGATGTTTAAATTAAAATCATCAACTGTATCTAGTTCTATATAAAGTAATGTACATTCTACAATTGCCGTATTAGTATCATAATCTGGTACAACTGCCAGCTTTAGTATTTCAACTCGTGGGTCAAAGTCTATTACTGATTTTATTTCCGAATGCAATTCGTCTAATGTGTCAGCGTCTAATGGTTCAAAGGTCAATTCCGAAACAATCGTTCCGAATGTTGGCATCATTACCCGCGTACCACGGGGTGTAAATATATGATTTAACAGGTCAAGTTTCACCAATTCTACGTCACGTAGGGTTAGTGTCTTGTTCCTTTCAAATTCAAATGACGAATATCCTTTGTATAAATTCTCACGAGCCATATTATATTTCCAATATTATCTTATATTTATCTTATATGCAGTATTGGTTTTAACGGTGCCAATTGCGGTTTCTTTTCAATTTTTCACCGCTTTCCACATGACCAATATCTACGTCATTATATTCAAATTCTGCTGTACCGTCGTCCAGAATCATTGTACGTGCCCATGGCTCGTGTTCTGGCTTACGACTAGCTGGTAATGGGTCTAATATGCCTGCTGTGCCTGCGGCGGGTGGGGCAGCTGGTCCATTAAAGTGTACTTGTGAACCAGTAAGTAATACGTTGGCAGATGCTAATAAACTAGCGGTGCCGCCAGCTGCGTGTGCAATAAAGCTACCACCAGCCTTAATATCCACATCTTCATCAGATTCAACAAACATTGTGGAGCCTTTAATCTTTACGGTGTCATCTGATTGTAAATGTACGCCAGTGAATGCTGATATGCGGGCTTCACCATCCGTAGACAAATGTATACCATCTTCTGCTTCAACGCTGAATTTACCACCAGCAACAAAGTTAATATCTTTTTCAGCGTGCACCGAAATGTTACGTTCACCGTAGATATCAATATTACCAACTTCGTCTAATTCAATCCACGTTTTACCGCCAGCGGTACTAATGTATACACGCTCATTTGTATCATCCATTATGATTTGGTGACCATGCGTGGTTCTAAATCTTATACGGCAGTTTTCTTCGTTGTCCGACATTGACATACCGTGGAAACCCGGTGTTGTCCATGAATAGGTTTGTGGGTCATAAACCTTTCCGTCTGTATTATCTGACGCACCATCCTCAATTCTACTTTCGTGGTATCCGTGTGTATGTTTGTATTCATCATCTTCATAGCCTTCGCTTACGTCGTCTGCTAACCACGATAATGTTGAATCTTTCGTCTTGACGAATTCGGGAGTTAGTCCAGAAACACCAACGTCGGCACCACGGGTTCTATATTCAAAGGATTTCCTTGGGTCTACGCCAGTTTCAGTATTAGTAAATGCTTCTGTTTGACTGTCGTATAATGGTTGAATTTTATCTTCGGTTGAGGAAAATGGACCATCTGGTTGTTCTTTGGTTTTGTAGCTATATCTACCATGCGGCATAGTGTGTGGTAAGAATTGGTCAGTGAAGCACCCCAACCATACACGAAAACGCGGGTCGCCATCAATGCAGGCAATCACTACGCTGGTGCCGACTTTTGGAATATTAAACATACCATATGCAACATGTCCTGCTGTTACTGCATCCTCACGCCCACGAGATGGGGTGGTGGTGGTGCCTGCTAATGGAGAAACATATGATGCCCATGGGACATCACTAACAACATCGTCTTCTAAATCACCAAGTAATGGACATGCAACACGAAGCCTACCCATCTGTTGTGGGTCGTTAGTATCAACAACTTCACCCATAGTAATCATGGTGAATTCGCCATTTATATTTCTTAATTTATTAGATTCTGCAACTGGTGTCGGCTTCTTCATAATTAGTCTTCTATTTTTATTTCATGTTTAACGGGCGCACGCTTGAGATAACGAAAACCTCGTCTTGTGAGGATTTTTTGTTTGTTGATAGCTGCGCGGTCTTTCAGTTCTGTTTCTGTTTGTGGTACAGAATTTGCGGCGATGTTTGCCGCTTCTTGTGCAATGGCTTCATCGAATTCTTTATCGAATGCTATTTCTTCTTTTTCCTCATCTGTAAGCGAATCTATCTCATTACCAATTGGTATACTAAACATTTCAAGTTCTTGCGTAAACACACCATCAGCAAAAACACTATCTACGGATAATAACATATAATATCCACTATACCAAAACTGCTCATATTCTGTATTAACATCATTCGCATCAACAGGCATTTTAATATTTACTTTTATTAGCGTCGGAACCGACAACCATTGTGGATTTATAGTAGCGTTTTTTTGTGCATCCTCTGTTTGTTTAGCTCCAACTTCACTCGGCAAAATAGACATTTCATCCAAAAGTTGTGGGTTGCCATAAATTGTCATATTCGCCGCAACGTTTTCTAATGCGGCATGACGTTCAAGTAAAGCTTGAAAACTTGCAGAGTCAACAGGTTTTGTGGTGTTGCGACTCATTTGATTTTTTAATGTAGAACCTAAAAATAATGGGGTTCTACCTCTAAGCTTCATACCTGTTGACGCAACATCTGTGCTGCCTGTCGTGTGAACCATGTGTGATGTGGCGCCGCTTATTGCTTCTTCTTGTGCTGGTATATTGTTAGTTGTGGCGGCGATTTGAAAAAATGCCATACCCATTTCCATTTTAATATCAAAGGTTTTTATGTCTACATTTTTGCCAGTAAAGATATAATCAAATTCAATCGATTGACCATCTAATGGTACAACGTTACCATCTTTTTGTTGCTGAGTATAAGGACTGATTGCTTGTTTATATTTGTTTATATGATATTCAATAATATATTCGGTCGGGGTTGAACGCAGGGTTGAAATTATTTTATAGATATATTTTTCTTCTGGGTCATTTTTATCAGCAACGACGCGGGAAGAGGATGCCATAATGCGCTTTAGAATATCTTCAATGCCGACATCGCCTCCGTAATTAACAGTTGGTGCATCAAGTTTATCTTTAATTCGGATATGCTCAATATCACCAGCGGGGTAAGAATCGTAATCGGTTGAGATAATCTTATATTTAACATCCCTGTAATTATCAATAAGGAATCTGGTGGCTGTTGAACCGCGTTGGTCTAATGCCACATCTTCTAACGTCTTGGCGAATTCTGTGGCGGCACGCTCTTTGTATCCCTTATACTTTTCGTTAATACTCGCTTCAATCGATTCAAAGGTTTTCGTTAATGTTGGTTTTATAACAAACGACAAGCCCTCAAATATTTTATTTGGTTGTGGTAATTTGCCTGCACCGTTAGTTAAGCCAACGAACGACATCTTATATTTGGCGCCAGAACTATCAAAGATAGCAGAGATGTCATAGGCAACAAACATCAGGGGTCTTACTGACG